TTCATACTTATCCATCGCTTTCTCCACCGCCTCCTCTACTTGTGTATACTATGGAGATAGATCATAGACAATAGGTATTCATATATGAGATAAAACATCCCTTGTTTTAGTATCGGTTTCAGCTTTACCACTCCTACTCATAACTTCTGCTTTTGTCTTACAATTTTTATCCATGTAAGAAATCATTTTTTTACAATCTTCCGAGGATATAATTTTTTTTATATGAAAAATAGCTTGATGAATTAGCATCAATATATTTTACAAAAATTAACCATTTTGTAAAGAACGATCAATTAAAGCATAAGATACAATACCTTGAATTTCATTTGCAGTTCCTGCTGTCATTTTTAAAATATCACCTTCTTCTAATACCAAAGTGTGTGTGATAATTTGTCTTGTAGTGTTTGCTGCCATAGAGGCATTATCTATTCTAAAAGTAGACGTTGCACTAGTATCAGTAACTTGAGTCACTAAACTTACAACACCAGTTGATCCATTGTGTGCTTGTATTTGTTTTACTAAACATCTACCACTTGTAGGAGCTGTAAGTATTGAGGTAGTGCCAGTAGAAGATAAATTAAATCCTGCGTTTTTATATTGTATTGTCATGTTAAAAACCACTCAAAAGTTTGTTGTTCAGATTTTAAATCTTCTTGATAAGAACTGTTTAATTTTTGTACTATTTGATTTATAGCCAAATTTATTAACCTTTGATTTTCTACAGTATACTCCATTTTAGGATCTGGTATATTAGTTACAATTTTAGCCAAATTTTTTACTCCTATTAAAACTTTCAATAAATTATTTTATCTTTTTTATAAGTTTTATTTTTTTTTACTTTTTTCTTTTTCTCTTCTTTTTTTATTAATACTTTATATATTATATCATCTGGTGCTTCAAAATAACAGTATTCATTATGATAAAATACTTTGAAAGATTTCTGTTTTTGTAAACCCCATTTAAAAACTTGAGCATTGTCTTTTATAATATTTGAAAAAAATGCAAAAGCTTTTTTGTTTTCTGTTTTTGTAAATCTCCATATTTTAATTGCTTTTAAAACAATAGCATAAGGATTAGATGTAGGATCACTCTTCCAAGTTATCCCTTGATCAAAACTTACTACTCTTTTTACATCCATACATCAACGCCTACCATCCACTTGTAAATCTGCTTTAAAAGTTCCATACCTCCATGTTTCATTTCTTGCAGTATTTTCTACTTTTAAATTAGCTGCTCTGCCTCTGGCTCTTGTATCCACTTTTTGTGTTGATGAATTAATTGTAAATGGTCCTAAACTGCTACTTGCTTCAGTGTCACTAGGAAAATCTTTGAGATTAATTGTTACCTTTGCATTACCTGATAAAGCTCTAAAATCTGGTATAAATCTTCTTACTTTAATAAAAAATTCACCAGTTCCTAAATCAGGTGTATTTACCTCAAAATCACCACTTTGTATACTACCTACTATTGCTGTTGTATCAGTATTATTAACTTCATTGTTACCTTTTTCATGAGCATACAAAATACTTGCACCATTAATATTTGTTACTCCCTGAATAGTTGGAAAGGAAGGTGTGCTAGTTTCATTAAATTTAGTTGCATAAGGATTATCAAATACAGTCTTGTCATAGTATGTAGTTCTATCAAGTGATCCTATTGTCCAAACTCCTTCTAAATAATTATAAGTTACAACTCTATTTATTTGATTAGTTGATGCTGACGGATAAAACCAATTTATTTCACCAAACAAAGAATTGTAACCAGCAAATATTACATCAGAAGCATCAAAATTTAAACCTAAGTCACCATCATCAGTTGTAGTAAAAACAAAGTCTTCAACAGAACAAGGTAATTTTTTTACTGTACCATCGTATATATAAAAACCACCAGCTTGACCCATCCAATACACTACACCATTAACTGCTACTACTCCATGTTGAGATATTAAACCACAATTAGCTCCAGCTTGTTCAATACCAAATGTAAATGGAGGTCCAATAAAACGCATAGAATAAGCAGCTGTGTCAGTTAAAATTAAATTATAAGAACCAGCATTTACTCCACCAACAATTTTAGCTCCGTTATCTATTCTAAATGTACCAGCAGTATTTGTAGAGGTGGGAGTATAATCTGATAAACTTTCTTGATCAGAAAACCTAATAAACATTTTGTCTTGACTACCACTTGCTACTGTAGGCTCTGTTCCTAAATGTATTAAATGTCTATCTCTATCTGATACTAAAGTCATTACACTTTTTTCTGGAGCTCCAGATATCACAGTAGCTCTTGTACCTAAAGAATTAGAAGTGGATGGGTTCCACTGAAAAGTTTTATTATTTCTTACAGTTCCTATTAATATTTCACCAAAATTATCTAATGACCAATTACCAGGTTCTAAAATAGTAACAATTTCATCTGTTGCATCTCCCCAACCAGCATAAGTGGATGCTTCAATAACAGTGGCACCATCGTTGTGTGCTGCTGTTGCTGTTCCTAAAGCACCTCTTGTTATACCAGTAAGATTAGGGCTACTTATACCAGTATATGTTATTAATTCACTATCTATTAACACTCTTCCACCAGTTGCAGAAAAATTAGCTGTGCTATCCAAAGTAATTGTAGTTCCTGAACCACCAGTTCCAGCACTATCGTTTAATAATGCTCCATCTAAAGTATCTGAAGCAAGAGGAAAAGTTTCTCCACCCCATCTACCAGTTCCAAAACCATATCCAGCAGTTTGAAAAGCATCTCCTATTTTAAAATAAGGTGTAACAGTTACGCTACCAGTTGCACTCATGCCAGTTCCAGATTCATTACTCGCCATCGTTACAGTGAAAGTGTCAGATGTAGCTGATATTACTTGAAAAGTATTAGTAGTAAAATTAATAGAAGTAAAACCAGTTGCTCCTCCACCAGGTAAGGTTACACTACTAAATAAAAATAAATCACCCTCTATCAATCCATGAGCAGATTTATTTATTGTCACTGAGGCTGAACCATTTGATGATGAAAGAGTACAAGATGTTAAGGCAGTTCCAAGAGGAGATATGTCATAAAATGCTCCATCGTAATAAACAAAAAGTGCTTTATTAGTGCCTATGCCAATAAATCTTCTTCCAGTTGTATCAGCCCAAATATGCATTTCTCTAGTTACTCCAACTAAAGTATCTGTTGTTGTTTGCTCCCAACCACCTATTTTTTCTGGATAACCATAACGAAAACGAACATTGTCGCAATCAATCCATTTACCCTCTGCTCCTGTTGGAGTTACTTGTTTGTTAATTCCTGGTGCAATATTTACTTCTCTTAAAGGCATGTAAAAGCCCTATCTTTTTAGATCAATAACTGAACTATCGTCACTCCATCTATTAACACGAGCAACTTCTGTAACTTTACCATCTACTACAGTATCAGTGTACAATGCTTTCATTTCAGTCATATTAGATGCTCCATCAATAGCTGAACAGATATCTTCACAGTCTTTGCGTATTGCTGCACAGTAATCAGTGACTGCTGTAGGAATCGTTTTTGAACTATCCATTGTTACTCTTTGCACATACCAGTCAAACTGTCTCATTTTATCATACGCATCTTCTTTAGCTGAAGATTTTGCTTCAACTTTAAAATTAGCTAAATCTTTGTCAACTAACTTTATAGTTTCATTAACTTTTTTTGATGATGTATCATAAGCATAACTTGCATCACCATCCCAATCATTGAATCTAGTGTCACCAGTATCTGCTCTTACAACCGTAAACAATCGTACAGCGTTTAATTCACTCTCAGACCATAAAGAAAAAATCTCTTTAGGATGCTTTACATCATCAATTGTCATTGATTTAGGTGCAGATATAACCTCGGTAATACTATTATCACCATTAGTATCTACTAAAGCCCACATATTTATCTCCTTTATAATTAATTAATTATAAGGAGATTGTAACACATAAGGAGTGCTTGACGCTACAGTGTAATCGACAGCAAAGCGTTTTTTTTCACAATATATTTCTCCAGCTTTGTGAGGTATTCTAGGATTAAAAATCATGAAAGAACCTGGTGGAGCATAGTAATCTTTACCATCCCAATGAAAACCACCTCCCCAATCTTCTTTCCAATCTGACTCTAAAAGACCTAAAATTTTCATTACATTCATCTCTTCTGGCAAATCATGTTTGTGATCTGTGTGCATATTACTTTTTGTATTTTTATCTCTAAGTCCTATTCCACAACATAATATTTCAGGATTAAAAAGTTTGCATTTTTCGTGTATCATAGAAATTATAGCGTAAGCAATTCCTGCACCTGTAGCTTTTTCTATAGTATTACCATCGTTATTAATTACATTCAGTTTAAAAAACCTTTCCTCTATTGGATGGTTTATAGGATACGCCATTCCCCACTGTTCACAACTTATAGACCATTTTTTAAATAAGTCTAATAGATGTAAGGGTACTACATCTTTAACTATTGTTAATTTGTGTTTCATCTTCTCTTACTACTTTGAAATTAGCAGATATAGATATTCTCTCTTGATTTGTTTTATTTGCTGTCACTGAGTGAGGTAAATGAGCAGGAAATATAACAACACTATTTTTTCTAGGGTAATGAGTATATTTTAATCTTGTAAATACAGAATCAACATTAAAAGGAGTAGAATAAAATCTTTGAAAAGCCATTACATGATCTGTATTATCAATAATTAATAAACCACTATCTTCAGGAACATCAAAATATACTGTTGCTGTAAAATCAGTTTCTGGGTGTGTATGAGTAATATTCCATGAATCAGGCCCATTAATATTAGACCAAATGGCAGTACATGCTAATTGAAATTTACCAGGACCATAAGCTTGAATTGCTTGTGCTACATCATTTGTAAGTTGTTTTATAAATTTAGAGTTTAATGTGTTTTTGATCTTAACAAAATCTTTTGATTGAAAACCACCTACATTACTAATTTTTCTACCACCTACAGTTTTTGTCCATTCAATAAATTCTTTTTTTTCATCAAAAATAAAATCTTTTTCAAAAAGAGGAACACTAAACATTCCTGTTATTTTTTTATTATCTTTATTTTCAGCAGTTTTACTTTTTTCCATTATTAAAATATAACGGATTTATCTTATAATACAAATATTTTTTAAAACTGTGTTACCTGATCGAATTGGTAATTACTGCCTCCAGCTATAGGTTCAAAATCCCAAGCACTTATATTACCACCACCATCAAAACCAGCATGATAGACATTCCAATTTTGACCATTGTCTGCTGCAAAACCCATTTGTCTTATTAACTGAGCATTTTGTCCATGATACAGATAAAGGTTAACACCAGGTGCAGAACCACCAGGAACACTTGCTTGTAAATCTAGTATAACAAAAGGTGGATTAGTAGGACTAGCAGGATAAATATAACCTGGACTACTAGTTTGATAACTGGTGTTGTCTCCCTGAAACCTAAAAATAGTTCTACCACCTGAATCCCAACCAAACCAAGCTCCTCC